GTAAAGGTTACATTTGCATTGACCAAACCTGCCTTGTCAAAAGTTGGTACCACACCTCCCGTTAAAACAGAACTAGCACTGGCATTTAACACGCCATACTGGCTAGCAGTTCCGCTTTGTTCTAACGCTGTAGGTGCCGTTCTCATTTGAACTGGAAAAGGAATAAGGCAATTTGCTAAAGTTGTACCTATTGCTTGACCCGTTCCAAATCTTAGGTTTGACCCGCCATTTATGCGGTAGTAGTATCTCTGGCAAGCGGCTAATTCTCCTTGGATTGTTCCTGTTGCAGTAATGAAAGGCGAAACCTGATTGCCCACTTCAACCATTACTCCAGTGATCTCAAAGTTATCAGCTGCTCCAGCAGTTCCAGTTGGGTCATAACTAAAAATCGCTCCCACTGTTAAAGTGGTTGATCCGACTGCGCCTGAATAACTAAAACGCTGCCAAGATGTTGTAAGTGTTACATTCTGATCAATTACTGTAGTTCCACCATTAAGGACAATGTTCTGATCTTGTGTTGTAGAGCTCAAAACTCTTGCTCTCAAAATGCTAGAAGTAGCGGAAAAGTTTGCTCCAGCCTTTGCATAGAATGAAAGAGTCACAGTTTGACCAGCAAGGCGCAATGAGTTAGCGGTCTCAATAGACTGACCAACTGAAATGTTAGAGGTTGAGGTATTGCCTGAGTCTCTAGCAATGCGACCTGAGTATTGGAAACCAGTTAAGCCTGATGTCTGTCGTGAAAAGGTTGAACCTGATGCACCGCGATAAGTGTAAAAACGATCAGCGGCTACATAAGAGCCAGCAGTAATCGCAGCACTTGTCGATCTTTGCCAAATTGAAAAGTCGCCATTGATTATGGCATTGCAAGTGAACGGACGGAACAGAAAGGTGTCTAGATCCTGCCCAAGTGTAGAGATGGCGGTTGCGCCATTCTTTACAAGGTCACTCGATGTAGGTACATCGAACCCATAATTCGTGGTAGTAGTTGCCATTAGGTTAGTGCTCCAGTCGCGTTAGTCCATGTAAGTGTAGCATTTACGCCAGTCCAAATGAGCGAGGCTGGCAATACTGTTTCCCATTGTGTGGTAGAAAGTGAGAAGTCTGTTGCTGAAACAAAAAGGGTAAAGTCTACAGATGATGGAGTAGCCCTTACAGCGATGTTCTCCACAAAGCCATCAAACTGACCGCCGAGAAGATTGCTAGGCAGGTTAGTGATTAGCACAGGCTGACCAAAAAAGATGTTAATTAATCGATCAAGATCTGCACTAGGCAAGTCTGGATTATCTAGGCGGAAGGTAATGGCTTCAAGTGAGCCTCTAGGATTCTTCCGCAGATTAAGCTCTCTAGAGCCAATAGCAGTAATGTCAGATAGACCCTTGATGTTTGACTCAAATGAACGCTCGTAAAGCCCGTATGTGGCAATAGAATCGGTATCAGAGGTACTGTAGGTCGAGGCGTATCCTGTGCCGTATTTATAGATCAGGCTGTTACGGATGCGGTTTGTTGTAGTAATTGAGCGAATAGTGCTAGGGCTTGAATAAGAGCCGTTGATGTTAGTAAAGCCATTAGCTGCAAGATATGTGCTGCGATGGTCTGCATCATCATAAGAAACTAAGCCATTCTTTTCCTCATGCATTTGACCAAGTGCGCTGTTGGCAATCTGATCTGTCAGCGTATTAGATCTAGCTGTAGCCGATGCTGCTAGATTGATCATGGTGTAGAAGCCCGGGTCAATAGTGCCGATGTAGGACTCTGCATCTTCCCATGTGACAGTTGCAGGGTATGTGTCCCATGTAAGTGTGGGAGTTACTTCATCCCATGTCAGGTTGAGAACATTGTCAACAATCGCTGCGATCTGTGCGCCATCTAATCCTTCTGCAAGGGCTGTGTTGTAGACAGACTTAGTAAGCTTGGCAAGGAAGCCAACGCCTAAAATCCTGCCGTAAGTGATAAAGCCTGATTCCTCAGGGCTACGGACTCCGATTGTAAAGTCTGAAACTTCACCGCCGTACATAGTGACATAGTTGCCAGCACTATCTTTAAGCTCTAAGGTCAAGGCATCTGTGACATCAATGGTAAAGGGTGAACCATCTGTGTTGATAATGTCTACTTGGCAGTAACCTGCTGTGCATTGCTTATCAATGTCGACCCTACCAGCCGAGAAGGATACAGCCGTTACAGTTGTATAAACATCATCGCCAACAGTTACACGCCATTCAGGTAGCCAAGTCATTACTCGAACCCTAGAACATCCACAGTACCGCGGTTGCTTGCACTTCTAATAATCTCGACAACCTTCTCCGCTACAGCATTTGGATCTGTGAAAGGATCGCCTGTAATAGTGACTGCGATTGGATTGTTAGCCGCTGCCGCTGTTGCTGCTGTAGCTGCTTTTGCATTGGCTTCTTGTAATGCTTTAAGTGCTGCATCAAGTGCTGCCTGTGCATTTGCTGCGGCTATAGCTGCATTGCGTTGAGCGTAAGCATTTGCTTCTTCTGCAAGGGCTTTAGTTGCTGCTGCAGTCGCTTCCAATTCAGCGATCTTGGCTGCTGCAGCTGTTGCGGCTGCTTTAGCGGCAGCGGCATCTGCTTCTGCTTTTGCCAATAATGGATTAGTCCCCGAAGTGCCAAGCGCGCCTGTACCTGTTGAGCCTGTTGCGCCTGTAGAACCTGTTGCGCCCACAGAACCCATAGAACCTAAAGCACTAAGAGCAGCGTTAGCCGCTGCCTGTGCCGCTCCGAAAGCAGAGTTCCATTCCGAAAGATTAGGGCGGATAACTGTGGTTGCTACTGTGTTAGCAAAGGATGACCATTCGGTTCCTCTTGCTGTAATTGATGTTCCAACGCCATTGATGGAAGCCGTTAAAGCATTGATTGAAGCTGTAAGTGGATCGACCTTCCACATACTAAAAGGATCTTTAAGTTCTAAAGTCTTCACAGCAGTCAGAAGATCTGATAATTCTTTAGTCTTTTTTTGTGCAGCTTCTAAAGCCTTTTGATATTTGTCAACATCAGTTATGTTCTCATCAAGGATTGCCTTCATAAGCTTTAGGCGGATGGCATCTTCTTCTGAGAGCTTACCCTTAAGGGCTGCTTCAATCTGGATCTTTTGTAAGTCAAAGACTGCTCTAGCCTTAGCAAGCTTGAGGCTTTCCTTATTAATCTTGAGGGTGTCTTTTGCTACTTTTGTCTGTGCGGTTTGAGTAGGAAATTGTCGAGTTAAATCGGATGGAGGTCCTTGCGGAAATCCGCCAGCAGAACCTGCACGAGAATTTGAGCCTATCTTTTCCAATAGGCGTAAATAAGAAATATCGTAAAGAACACTAAAGTCAGGCATGCCCGGGAGTTGCTTTAGCTTGTTAATCAAAACGCCAACACCGCGAATAATATCGCCTGTTCTTTGCGCGACTCTTTCCATCGATGCTGCTAGGTTATCGACAGAATCTTCATCTCCCAATCCTTTGAGAGCATCGATCAAGCTTGTACCAATGATTTCTGAAACATTTGCAGAAGCAACACCTAACTTATCCATTGAACCTTGGAAAGTGTTAGCCGCTGCTGTGGCTGAACCCTTGAAAGTATCCTGTAACTCTGTGGTGATTTCGTAGAATGACTTAGCCTTAAGATCTGCCTTGGAGATACCTACGCCTAAACGACTAAGTGCTGTGTTATTGCCAAGGTACGCACGACTTAACGCTGTTGTGACAGAGCCTAAGTCCTTGCCTGTTGCCGCACTAATGTCTAAGGAAAGATTAAGAAGTCTCTGTGCTTCTGAGGTGTCGCGTGTAGCAATAGCCAATGACTGATAAGCAGGGCGCAGAAGATCATCGACTATTCCATATTCGCTTTGTAAGCGTTGGATGAGTGCTTCTGAGGTAGCAGCATCGCGCTCTAGTCCTACATTCTTTAATGCTAGGGCTAATTGTTGTTGAGCCTTCTGATCTGCGGCTGCTGCCTTTACAGAAGCTTTGCCATAAGCAAGGACTGCTGTAGTGCTAAATGCAAGACCAAAAGCCCCAGCTAATCTCTTAACATTCTTGCTAAGTTTATCTGTGGCTTTATCAGCTTGGTTAAAGGCTTTTTTACCTGTGAACTCCGAGGCAATATCAATCAATACATTAGCCATGAGTTACACCTTTGCTCTCGCGTTGAGTTTGTCCGATGCGCCTTTAATTGCTTTAAGGACTGCATCTCTAGCCTTGCCATTGTTTTCTTCGTATGCTCTAAACAAGGCGCGACCTTCCATCTTTTGATCGCCCTTCATCTGTGAGCTGTACTTGCCAGTCTGATTTTGTACAAAGCGACTTTGTGGGGTCTTACGCCCCATAGTTTCGTAAATTGCTCCAGCAGCACTTTTATTAAATACGCGAGCCAATGATCTAAAACCTCTGCGGTTAGGCTTTGATGGTGTTGTCTTATAGCCAATGCCTTGCTTGACTATGCGAGCATTGTAGGAAGGAAAGCGAGCCTGTGAACCTTCACGGGTTAGCCATCCACTTAAGACTTGTCCGTCATCTGGAAGATAACCTTTAGCGGATCTAGTAATGGGCTTTAATGCTGCGCCAATTTCTTTAGGCAATGCCTTGGCTAGATCTGGGCTGAACTTACGAAGTGCCCTGCGAAGCTCAACGGCGCCCTTTACGCTTGCTGGCATCGATGGACTCCTTTGCTTCGTCTGTAAGACC